TGCCGCAGCCGCAGGCGCGCCGCAGCGGTCCCAGAACTTCATTGGCTTTCAGGTAGGCGCAGCTGAGGCCGCCGCTATGTCGGTGCCGTCAGTCACCCGGGCGATTAGCCTGCTCTCCACTGTCGTGAGTACGCTGGACCTCCGCAGTTACACACTGCAATGGACCGGCCAGCGTTACGAGAAACTGTACATCGAGGGCGAATCATGGATGACCAGGCCGTCACCCACTGAGACACGTAACTTCGTCATGGCGGTCACGGCCAGGGACCTTATCCTTCAAGGCCGCGCGTTTTGGGTTGTAACTAGCCGGTATGCCAACGGCTTTCCGGCGACCTTTCAATGGCTCCCGGCCGCGAACATTGAGACGCCTAACAACGTCGGGCCGCAGTGGTTCGGGACCCCGGGCGTCGTCATGTTTAACGGCGTTGAACTTAATATCGCCGACGTAGTGTGTTTCCTATCGGGGTCGCAAGGCATTGTGTACACCGGCCGGCGCGCCGTGCAGTGTGCCATCCGACTGGACCAGGCGGCCGAGCGGTTTGCCTCTAATGAGATTGCAGCGGGCTACCTTCAGCAGACCGGTGGCGAGCCTATGTCATCGGAGGAGCTGGGCGAGCTGGCCGCGTCATGGTCCTCGAGCCGCCGTGAGAATGCAATCGGCGCACTGTCTGAGGGAATCACCTTTACCGAATTCGATTCGGACCCATCGAAATTGCAGCTGGTCGAAGGCCGCGAGTATTCGGCGAAAGATCTAAGCCGTTTGATGGATATCCCAGCTTATCTCTTGGCCGTGGACCAGTCCGGCATGACGTACTCCAACGCACAAGAGGCCCGCCGGGACCTCATCGAATTCGGCGCGCGCCCGCTGCTGCACGCAATCGCGGAACGCCTGTCAATGGACGACGTACTACCGCGTGGCCGCCATGTCGAATTCGACACAGAGACATACATCGGCCACGTCATGCCGGAGGTAATGGCCCCCGATGACGAACCCGCCCTAGAGATTGGAGTGCCCGCCTTATGATCCATTTTGACGCCGACCCGACACTCATCACCGCGCAGGCCGGGGACGCCGTACAGCCTGCCCGCATCAGCGGGCTTGCCGTGCCATGGGATGTAGTGGCGACCGTCTCGGACGGGACCGCCGTGCAATTCAGCCGGGGCGCGTTCGACGTAACCCAGAAGGCCGCGAAGCTGATTGAGAATCACGACATCACACAACTGCGCGGCGTCGTGAGTACCCTCACCGATTCGCCACAGGGCCTTGAATTTGAAGCCACACTGGCCGACACGCGCGCGAGCCGTGACGCCGTGGCGCTGCTACAGGCCGGCGCCTACGACTCCGTGAGCGTTGGCGCGCAGCCCATCACCTTCACCACCGACGCCAAAGGCGTTATGACCGTGACCGAAGCCCGACTGGTGGAACTGTCACTGGTCGCGGTCCCCGCATATGCGGATGCAGTAATCACCAACGTGGCCGCAACGGCGGCCGACCCCGACCCAGACCCAGATACAGAGGAGCAGGAAATGACCGACGCCGCACCGGCCGAGCCCATCGCGGCAGAGGCCACCATTCCGACGAATCCGATTATCTACGCAGAGGCTAAGCGCCCGTTTCTCATGCCTTCGCCGGCCGAATACATCAGCGCGTTCCTGTCCGACCCGGTGAAGCTTCAGGCCATGCAGGCCGGTATTCAGGCCGCTGCGCCGGATGTTGTCAGTACGGATACGCCAGGCATCTTGCCCCTTCCGATTATCGGCGGGGTCTACAACAACTTTATTGGCACCCGGCCGGTGGTGGACGCCATCGGCGCGCGCGCCATGCCCTCAGGCGGCAAGGTATTCATCCGCCCGAAGGTCACGACCAATACCACTATCGGTGGACCGGTCGCGGAAAATGCCATCCTGCCGGATGGCACTTTGGTGATTGACGATATCCAGATCACCAAAGAGATTTTTGGCGGTTTTTGCACACTCAGTGAGGCGGTCATCGATTGGACGGTTCCTGAGGTTATCGGCGTGCTGCTCGACGACATGGGCCGCATCTACGCCAATGAGACCGACGCCGTGGCCGCTACCGCGCTGTTTTCCGGCACCACGCAGACAGAGGGCCTTGCAAGCTTTTCCAGTCCGACCGACTGGGCAACCTTCGTGGGAAACTCGGCCGTGCAGATTCTGAACAGCTCAAATGGCAACCTGCCTACGCACCTGTTCCTGTCGCCGGATTCGTGGGGATTCCTCATGGCGCTCACCGACACTGCCGACCGCCCGCTGTTCCCGCTGCTCGGCCCGATGAATGCCTACGGGTCGCTTAACCCGTCGGACGATTCGGGGATTGCCTTCGGCCTTCGGGTTGTGGTCGATCGCAACTTCGGAGCCGGTACGGCAATTGTCGGGGACGCTTCGGGCTTTGAGATTTACGAGCAGCAGAAGGGTGCCATTTCGGTGGACGTTCCCTCGACGCTGTCTCGCACCATCGCTTTCAGAGGCTATTTCGCAAGCGTCATGCTGGATGAGACCCGCTTCGTCGCAGCGGTCTAGACCGTTCTAGGCCACCTGCCCCATGTCCACCTACTCAATTACTCACGCGCAGCGCATAGATGACTATGCCGTTATTCAGACGCTTGAAGTGACTGAGATTGGCACGGGGCAGGTGGTCGATGTTTCGGACGTTGCCGGGTTCAATGGCACGTTCGTAGTCCAGGCCGTCCCGGTGTACTTGTATTTGGGGGTGAATGACGAAGGCGATTGGCTATTCGATCCCGACATCATCCTGCCGAATCAGCTGCTGTATTACTCAGCCGATGACGACGTGGCCCGGGATGCAGTTATCCCATCGGGCACCCTGACCTTTACACCCGTCTGCACCTGGGCAAGTGACCAAGACATTCTGGACTGGCTGGGCATTGACCCTGCCACGCCGAACGATGAGGCCTTTGTGACCACGGCGACGAACGCGGCTAACGCTTTCGCCTACCGCCGGCGCAGAGAATCGGGCTACTTTGACAGTCTCACCACGGTCCCCGGACCCGACGTTCTACTGGGCACGATCATGTACGGGGCAACGCTTTACCGTGAGCGCGGGTCGGTTGATTCTTTCGCATCATTCGACCAGATGGGCGGGGCGGTTCCGTTCGGCTCGCACGGGCAGATAAACAAACTGCTGGGCGTGAACCGGGCGCAGGTCGCATGAGCGCTACCGGCATTTTCGCTGAAGCCCAGGCGACACTCGCGGCCAGTCTCACGGCCCTCGGGCTTGCCGTCGTGACTGATTCGCGGAACGCGCGGCCTATGTCTGTCGTCATCGAGCCGCCGACGTTTCAGTGTTTCAATTCCAACATTGCGGATATCACCTTCCGCCTGCGCGTTTTGGCCGCCCCGCCCGGAAACCAAGACGCGTCCGACTACCTGATGACCACCGCCGACACCATCATGGATTCGGAAATCAGCGTCATCAGTGGCACCCCGTCTATGACGGCAATTGGCGGGCAGGATATCCCGTCATTCGATCTCACCATTCGCGTATCAACCATGAGGAGCTAACCAGTGGCTACCACCACCTACTTGAGCCAGCCCGCGAGCATTACTATCGGTGGGGTAGACCTCACTGACCAGTGTTCCGCGATCACCTTCACGCTGGGTTCTAACCCGCTCACTTCAACCGCTTTCGGAGATCTCGGCGAGCGTATGGTCGCGGGCCTTCAGACCGTCGATGGTTCCATCACGCTTTACGCTTCCTACGGAGCTGGCGAAGTCGAGGCCACGCTGAACGCCGAAGTAGGCCAGGGCGACACCACCATTGTGGTCACCCACGCCGCTGGCGCAATCAGCGCGAGCAACCCGGAATACACGATCACCAACACCATGATCGCTAATTTCCCGACCGCTCAGGACGTCGGTCAGCTCCAAGTCTATGAGGTGGCGTTTTCCGCAGGGACATGGGCACGCGACATTACGCCTTAACCAGTAAGGGGAAAATATGGAACTCACCATCCGCGTGAAAACTGCCGATGATGATTACACCGTTCACACGACGTTATTCAACATCGTGCAGCTGGAAAGGAAGTACAAGACGACCGCCAGTGCCCTACAGACGGGCGTGTCTGTGGAGCAGCTGGGTTATCTCGCATATGAGGCGTCCCGCGCGGCCGGTAAGAATCCACCGGCGCAGCTCGATGACTTCCTACGCTCCCTAGTCGATCTGTCGGTAGTCGAGGATGATGAGGCAGTGCCGGGACCTACAGACGAGGGACAGTCAGCCGCGCTCTTGCCGAAGTAGTGACGGCAACCGGCTACTGGCCCTCCGACATACCATTCACCTATAACGACCTCACCACCGTTCTAGACGTAATAAACGAAAGCCGCCGCTAGTGCGCGAATTTGTGGACATGGGATTCAATGCACCAGGCGCAACGGCGAGCGATTCATTCGGCATCGCGGCCACGATCAAGTCGCTAGGCAAACTGGACCCGACCTACCGGAAAGAATTTCTGGCAGAGGTGACGGTCGCGGCGCAGGGCGCAATAAATGACGCGCGGTCCAAGTACCCCACCACGGTTCTCAGCGGCATGGCCCGCAACTGGTCGCCCCGGGCCGTCGGCGGCTATTCGTCGGCAGGCGCTAAGGCTTTCCCGTGGGACGTAAACAAGGTTCGGAACGGCGTAAAGGTAAAGGCCGACACCCGCCGCAATAGGTCCAGCGTGGTCTATATCACCCAGTCGACGAACGCCGGTCGGCAGTTTGAGCTGGCAAAGTCTGACTATGGAACGCTGGGGCCAAAGATTCGCGCACGGTATGGCCGCGTTATCTGGCCCGCCGTGGATCGCCATATGCCCGAGATTAACGCGGGCGTGGCAACGGCAGTGGCGAATGCCATCGACAGAGTGAATAGGGAGATGGGCTAGTGGGCATTGTCATTCCGATCATTACCGATTTCAATGCCTCAGGAATCAACAAGGCAAACAAGGCTTTTGGGCAACTTGAAACGAATGGGCAGCGCGCCGCGTTCGCCGTCCGTAAGGCCGCACTGCCCGCAGGCATCGCCCTTGTAGCCCTTGCCGCTGGCGCAATCGACGCGGCCAACGCGGCCATGCAGGACCAGGCCGCGCAGGATCAGCTCACTCGCTCGCTGGATAAGACGACGGGCGCGACCGATGGGGCCATTGCATCCGTAGACGCGTTCATTACGTCAACGTCAAACCTCACGGCGGTGGCCGATGACGAGCTGCGGCCCGCACTTGCCAATCTTGCCCGGGGCACCGGCGACCTTGCCCAGGCGCAGGACGGGCTAAAGATTGCCCTAGATATCAGCGCCGCAACTGGTAAGCCGCTTGCCACAGTTTCTGCCGCCCTTAGTAAGGCATACGCGGGCAATGCGACGGCGCTAGGCAAACTAGATCCTCACGTTAAAGCGATGATCAAGAATGGCGCGAGCGCGGATGAAGTAATCGCCGCTATGTCGTCGCGCTTCAAGGGTGACGCTGCAGCCAGTGCCGACACAGCCGCCGGCCGAATGAAGGCCCTAGGCATCGCCGTAGATGAAACGAAGGAATCCATAGGCGCGGCGCTCATGCCTATCGTCGAGGCCATCCTCCCGGTGCTGCAACGGTTCGGCAAGTGGGCGCAAGAACACAGCACCGTGTTTGTCGTGTTAGCCGGGATCGTCGGAGGGCTCGCGCTTGCGATCATGGGGGCCAACGTTGCCATGACCATTCTGGCGCTCAATCCCGTCGTGCTGACCATCATGGCGATAGTGGGAGCAGTGGCACTACTCACTGCCGGATTCATTCTCGCCTATAAGAAGTCTGAGACATTTCGGAACATTGTTGATGGAGTGTTCGCGGCGGTGAAGGGTTACGTCGAGCTGGTCGTCAACTACTTGAAGGGTCCACTAATGGCCGCCTGGGACATTGTCTCTGGCGCGATCGACGCTATCTCGGCCCTCATTCGCGGGGATTTCGGCGCGGCATGGGAAGGGCTAAAGACCATGATTGGCGGAGTGGTCGAATTCATTAAGACGACGCTGCTAGCCCTCCCGCTGCTCATTCTTGGCTACGCGATAGACATTGGTAAGTCAATTGTGAACGGCATTGTGTCCGGCGTCACCGGGCTCGGGGGCTTTATCTGGGACAAGATTTCTGGCATCGGCGAATATCTACTGGACAAAATCAAGGGCATTGCGGGCAGCTTTAGGGATATCGGCAGTGCAATCGGCGAATGGATTGTGAACGCCGCAAAGGGTGCCGTATCGGGACTGGGCGACATTCTCAAGTCAGCCGTACTGGCCCCCATCCGTTTCATCGCATCAAAGATTAGAGACAACTGGCCGGACTTCCCCGGGCTTCCCGGGCCTCCCGGGTTTCTAGACACGCTTTCCCGCGTTGGCCTAGGCGCTACCGGGGGAATCGTCACGCGGCCTACGCTTGCCGTCATTGGTGAGGCAGGGCCGGAGGCCGTCATACCCCTCAACCGCACCCCGGGCAGTAGCCCGCTGGGCACCATGGGCATGGGCGGCATCACGATCAACGTGCAGGCCGGTCTAGTTTCCACGCCGGACCAGATCGGGCAGCAGATCATCGAAGCCATACAGAACGCGCAGCGCCGCAGCGGCCCGGTGTTCGCGGCAGCATGAGCGCCCCGACCCTTCAGGTTCTGGTTGGATTTCAGACCACGGTAAACTTCGGGACGCCGTTCCAGCTGGATAACGCCACCTATGGCCTGCTCGACACGGGCACATTGGGCGGCTACCAGATGGTGGACCTCACGAGCATGGTGCAGTCGGTGAGCATCACCAGGGGCCGCAACCGTGAGATG